AAGGGTGGTGAATGTGTTGTAAAGTCTTAAATATTTAGCATGTAATCTGGGGATCTCTAAACTGTCATGATCTAATTTTTCATCATTTAGTTGTGAGTCTTTCTCCCACATGTCATTCAAGGTGTCTAGATTCATACTTTAATCCCTTTACTATCTGTGATCTCGTACAGTGTATACTTGAAGTTAACGTCTGCTGTGAAGTAATTGATGTCCGTAGCAGATGCATCGAATTCCAATGTAGTTAAACTAGTTGGAAATATATTGTAGAAGTTAATGATAGACGTTGCGTTATAGTTGCTGTTTAGAATCAGAAGACGAGCATCGCTCATTGTCTTATCAAATCTATCAGGTCTACCCTTCTCATCTACTTCCTTATCTAGGTACTGATACATCTCGATTGGAGTCTTAGGACTACTAAGCCCCCTCAACCACTTATAGACTTCATAGTAGTTGTCAAGAGTTTCATTAACTAGAAATTTTAAATTAAGATCACCGAAAGTCATCTTATCACCAGGAACTTGATAGTCCTTTACTGGTGTTGTTATATCTCTTACACCAATGCTGATGTCAGGAATAGAAGCCGACTGGCAGAAAAAATCTACATTGGGCGTTCTACTCAAAAGGAACTTAAAACCTACAGGAGATAAAAAGTTTTGATTGGTTGGTGAGAATACTCCTTGGTTAGCCATTAGTTCACGCAGGTCTCCGTATTATTTATCCTAGCCAAAATTTTTCAGGATCACGTATCTTGTCAAAGATCTGGAATCTCATGTCACTAAAGTCTGGCATCTCTGTTTCTTTATGTGCTGCATCAAGGAAAGATAAAGATTTGTTCTTACCTCTAGAGCTCTGTCCTTCTACATCATCAATATTATATCCATCACCCAGTACACCATCAACAGCTCCTATGTAGTTCTCACCAACAGTGCTAGGTTTAACACCGTTCTGCCAGTGTTGCACTGACATAAACATTGAACGATCATCTCCCATGAATGCTCCATGTATATCATCATGGTATACACGTAGGGTAAAGTAGTCATGGACAAACTTACATATCTCTTTTACCTCTGGGTGGTTATCTATCCAATATCCATCATGACTGAATCCAATCTTACCACGTATATAAACTTCGTAACTGTCTATGTCTGGATGGACATGCTCTGGAATTATTGCATGAGGTGGCCAGTTCAATAACTCACATTGGAACTGTCCTTCTTTGTACATGACCTTTCGATGGAAGTCAGGTACACCAAAGTAATTGTAATCCCAATCTTTAATCTTCGTTATCTCATTAGCATCAAAGGTACTCAAATACTCATGAAGAAAACCCGTGATAGCATCCATGCATAAAAAAAGAGGGTCATATTATTTAGACCCTCTCAAACTATTAAGTTTTCAGTGCATAGTTCTATTCCAATACGGTTTTACATATGCGTTTGCATGAAGCGGGTAAGTCTTCACACTCAATGAGACACTCAAAATAATCGTCGATCGGATTTATATCAGCGTCATGTTCGCTTAAAGTTCTCATACTACTATCGATACGATTCCAACTGCCTAGTTGATTCTGTGAGACTATGTTGTGCATGATGCACCTCCATTTAGGTTGAACAAATAATAACAAAGAAGTTTGGGTTCATCTTGTTTATCCTAATTCTACTACTATGTATGCATATAAGGACCGTATTTACCGATACATTTTAGCCAAAATTAATGCCTACGAGTTTATACCTAGACAAAAAAAGAGACCCCGTAGGGTCTCTTTGAAAGAATGTATATCCAGTTGGATCACATTAGGTTTGCAACTCTTACACGTCTGTAGTAGGCGTTAGCGTTGAGGTTACCTGCAGCTTGTGGATCGGAATCTGAAAGTGCAGTTAGTCCCTTAGCAAATGGGTTAAGAACCATTCCGTAACGAGTCTTAAACCCGATACGTGGTTGGAATGTATCCTGACCTATCGCTCTGTACATCTGGAGAGGTACATAAGGACAGTAGAATAAACCAGCGTCATATGCGTTGGATCCTTTATAACCAACAACGTAGTACTGATCAGAACTTACGTTTGCTGAGTAAGGGTCGATATAGACCTTGAAGCGTCCGTTGAGTGTACCAACGAATGTGTTGCCTGTGTCATCGACTTCGCCGATTCCACCAACAGCACCCTTAATACCAGAATCGTAGTCAAGAACGCCACTCATAGCAAGTGCAGATGCTACATCAGCAGATGTGATGATAACATTGCCCTTCCCGCGACGAGTTTCCTGTGCGATTGCGTTGGCATCTCTTTCTATCTGGAATAGAAGACCTTTGAATTTCTCAACTGACCATCTTCCGTTGGAGTCAACGTCAAGGTCAAAGACACCTGCGTTGGCAACGTTTGCCTGAGCACCTGGCTTAGCACCACGGTAAACAGTACGTACAACCTCACGGTTGATTTCAGCGAGGATCTCTGTTGAGAGAATGTTTGCTAGTTCAGACTCGGCATCTAATCCGTGGATTGCTTTCAAGTCTTGTGCTAGTTCAACTGAGTAGTCAGCTCTTAGGGCACGACCTTTAGCTTCAACCGCAATACGGTCGATGCTGAATGCCATTTCCATGAACGCATTACCACCTGAATCTCCAAGAGATTCTAGATCGCTTGTACCAAACTTGCTAGAAGCAGAGTCATAGTTAGTAGCAGTTGTACCGCCACCAGTTGCGTCGTTAATAAGACCTGGGTTCTTCTCAGTGGTAGCTGTAGGAGGTGTTCCACCCTTAGTACCAGAGAACTGTGCATCTGGCTCATTGAAGAATGCTTCTCCACCAGTTTGATTGGTGTAACGAGAACGCATCGCAAAGATGAGTCCAGTAGGACCAGACATTGGCTGAACGCCAGCGATGTCATAAGCAATTAGCTTAGGCATTGCACGACGGATCAAGCTGATGAGTATAGGGTCGAAACCATATACGGCACCTGCGCCTGTTGTCTGAGTGTTGATTGGACCAACGTTAGTTGGTGCTTCTGTAAGAACGGCACGTTCTTCTTTTAGTGCCTTCTCTTGGTTCTCCAAGAGGATTGCGGTAACCGACTTACGATAGTTGTCCTTGATTTCAGGAAGACCATCATGGTTAAGTACTGGTGCCCACTTCTCTTGGAGTTGTTCTGCATTAAACATGCTTAGAATACTCCTGTATTACTTTTTAAGTGTGTGTATGCCAGTTAGATCCGTTTAGCGAGTTGAGCGACATAAGATGTCATACTCTCACTAATAGATTCAACTTTTGCTTGTGGCTCTTCAGAGGAAATTTCTTCTGCTACTTCAGGCTTTGCAGCACCGAAATAACTTTCCTTGATTTGTCCAAGCTTTTCACGATACGACTCTTCAGTTTTGAACTCGACTGCTTCAGCTAGAGAGGTAAACTTATCCTTCTGAACTTCTGCAAGTCCTCTGGATAGTTCTGTCAAAATCTCATTCTTACGATAGGTTGCTACCTTCTCATGCAGTCCGACGTTCTTATCAACTTGTTCGTTGAGTCGGGTCTCCATTTCATCTAGTTTCTCGCTCATTGAAGCAACTGCATCAAGCTTCTCATCTGGAAGATTGATGTTGCTTTCAACGAACAATTTCTTTAATCCACCCATGAATGCTTCGGTGACTTCTGCGCGGAGACCTGACTCAACGGCCAGTTCGTTCTCCTGCATCCACTCTTCGCAAGCATAGGAAAGGAAGTTTTCTACACGACCCGCAAACTCTTCTCGAATTTTTTCGAGTTCTTCTGCTATTCTGGTCTCTGCAGTTTCCTTCAAACCAGCAACCTGTTCTTGTACCTTGCTATGTACAGCAGCTTCAAAAACGGTTGATGCTTTCTTTTGGAATTCTTCGTCAAGGTCAGCACCTGCTAGAATCGCGGTGATGTCCTCTTTGACTTCTGTTTCGGAGATTGTTTCTCCTTCTTTTTCTACATCATCAAAGATCTTAGCAGAAAGTCCACCTGGAAGACTAGGTGAAGAACCACTTGGCTTTGTTTGAATTGTAGAATCTTTAGTTGCTCCTACGGGAGCAGCTGCCTTAGCACCAACGTTATCTGGTCCTTCGGGCTTTTCTTTAGTGCTTCCACCGACTTCTATTGCACTATTCTTTAGGTCGGATTTTTGTTGAGGTACTGCGCCTTTCTTGATGGCTGCATCGCCAACTGCGGCATCTTCCTCGACGGTCTCAGTAGGAGCAGCAGTGTTTTCTGCGATCACCTTCTGAAATTTTTCATCAATACTAGACATTTAAGTACTCCTTGCGGGATAATTAGACTGCTTTTTAATCTATAATTTATTTATAAATCACAAACTTCTGAGAAAGTGATCAAAAGCGCGGATCTTTCTCTCAGCGAGTTCCTCATATGAGGGAGCGTTATCAAGCGATTGCTTGACAGCCTCGATTTGTGCTTCTTTAATCTTGCCATCAACAAGAGCCCATTCTTTTCCTTCGTAGATTCCTTCCACAAAAGCATCGGGAGCTGAAGGGTCTGCCACTATATCAGCAGCAGTAGAAAGAATGAAGTCATCGGCGACAACAGATGTAGTACCCTCTTTTCTAAGAGAGCCTAAACCACGTGAAGAAACACCGAGTTGTACCCCTTCCTCAAGTAAGTTCTTAGCGATCTTGCCCATAGGGGTTTCAAGTAGCTTTGCCTTACCAATGAAGTTTTTACCTTCTGGTTGCAGTTCAACTATCTTGTGCGACACACGATCCAAGTTTATGGTTGGACCTTCTGGATGACCAAGTTCACCGAGTGCTCTTCCGCGTTGGATGAACTCTTCGTTGTACTTGTTAACCTCACGAGCCATTGTATCGTACTTGTACATACGACCATTGCGATTCGTGATTTCAGTCTGAAGAAATACGCCCCTTATGAAGGTGTCTTTTTTGCCGTCGGTTTCTTCGACGAGCATTTCAACTGGCTCTATCTGTTCAGTTATCAGTTTCATCATCGGTTTCCTGTGTGTCAGTTACTTCAGTTTCATCTGGATTTCTGTTGATCACTTCCGCTGTTTCGTCTGAAGAAGCCTCGCCTTCTGGGGGAAGACCAGTCTCTCTAGCATTTACATTCCCATCATCGGGAACGTGCGGAAACATTTTGTTTGCAACATCCAACTTACTAGCGTCCACGGCAGCTGCCGCTTTCACTTGCAACATATCTTTGAGCTTGTCTAAGGCATCTGCCTGTCCACCATCCCAAAGTAAATCAACGATTTCTCGTTCTTGTGTAGCCATAATGTAACGTTGTCTAAAGTTTATTTATTACCGTTTGCTTTTTGAGGCGCGGGTTTTTGCTTTGTTTGCTTGATTTGAGCCTTCTTCATCTCTTGATCAAGTTCCTGATTCTCTTGATCTGTCTCTAATTGTTGGGTGTCAGCGGCGACTAAAGCAAGGGGATCCATTGCTCTTCCGCTTACTATATCATCAGCCATCTGCTGATCCATTTCCTCAACCTGTTTCTCAGTCTGACCTAGAATCTCCTGACGGATAAAGTCTACTGAGAAGTACTTACCAACATAAGGATCCATCAATCCAATGACATTTAATTTCTCTGTCATCATCTCAAGGTTCTTAAGTTCCGTGAAATGATTATCATAGAGATAGTCATACTGGATGTGCTCCTTCATGTCTTCCCAATCTTCAGGAGTGATTACACTCTTAAGGATTAGTTGAGTTTTAAGTACATCATTAAAGATATCACTGAACTTTTTGCGGAGCTTACCAACAAACTTAGTAAACTTCAGTTCATCTCTGGTGATTTCAGATGACCTTCCAAGGTTAAATGAAGTAGCAGAATCTAATCTACCAGCAGGAACATTTAACGCTTTGTAAAGTTTTGTTTGGAAATATTGCACGTCTGTAAGCTCTCCAAGGTTTTGACCCCCTGGAAGTGTGGTTATTTCCGTTCCTCTACCACCTTCTCTACGTGGAAGCCAGAAATCTTCCATCATAGACATGTATTTTCTATCATCTCTGATCTCACCAGTGTTAGCATCGTAAACTAATTTGTTACGATACCTTCCCATAACTTCACGTAAGTATTGTTCTGCCTTAACTTTAGGAAGATTACCTACGTCAATATAGAAGATCCTGCGTTCTGGTGCGCGAGATATACGATAGATGACCAAAGAATCTTCAATCATTCTAAGTTGATTGAGTACTTTGATACCTTTATGCAAATAAGATAATACGATATTTCTATTCGTATCCATGATACCAGAGGTAACATAGGTTATCGCATCTTTCGCAATCTTAATTCCGCTATTAGCAGATGTATTATTCAACCCTTTAGGATTGTATATGAAATACTCTTCGGAAGTACCGAAGTCATACTTCATAAATTCATCTGCGGTTTTAGGTTTATTAATCTGTCTTACTTTCTTAATCTTATGAGGATCAATATATCTGACTTCCTTAATACCTTCTTGTGGTCTATCAAGATCGATTACTTTATGATAATATAAACGCCCATCGATATACCATCTACGGAACATCTCATGGGCTTTGGAATCAAATCCAAACATATTCTTGCAATACTCAAACTCATCACGAATCATAGACTTAACACTATCACTAACCTCAAGGTTATCGAGGTTAACGTGTACTGGACTATCGTTCTGGTCTGCTACTATTGCTTCATGTATTATATCTTCAATGGCGGAATCCACTTCTGGATGCATCGCCATCTCACGATACTTTTTCACCATATCGAATTCGGTCTTGAAGTTACCGTCTAGGTCAAGATACTGACCATAGTAACCTCCAGCGATATAACTAGTTGCGCCGTCCTCGCTAGAAGGCTGGATAGGAGACGGAGCACGCTCCTTTTCCTGCTTCTTCTTAAACGAGAAACCGAATAACTCTGCCATAATATTTTGGGTTTCTGCTTACCTACTATTTAGGAGTTGTCAGAATCCTTTGAAACGGAGTTCACTAGACCAGTTGACTCGTGGTACTGATAAGCGAACTCAACATCAAACTCTTCGTAAGAATCATTGTTGTCATAAGCAACAGATACCTGAGAAACAGATACTGGGAATGCTGCGACCAATCTATACTGACGAATGATGTTGTAGTCTCCACCTGATCCACCACCAGCTGCAGCAGGACCACCAAATTTATCTAATTGAGAAATGGTAACGTCCTTGAATGTGTCCTTGATATCGGCCACTGCAGTGTTAGTATCAACTCCGTTGGTCAACTGAATCCACCTTTCATATGCACCACGTAGTGCGAAGGTGTCATCCATATAGAATGTTGCTGTCCAAGTCTCGAATGTTCTATCACCTGGGACTTTAACAACACGACCACGGAAAGGTAGTTCGACTGTTCCTACATTAGTTGCAGGTAATGCAGCAGACTTACATAAGTATGTAACTGATCTATCTGCATTCATGTTTGCTCCAGATACAACTGGTGCGATTAATTTGCCTGATGCTGTGCCATCAGTTGGCCAAGGGTGACTAACTGAGAACAGGTTAGGGCGTACACCGCCCCTAATGGCTTCCTGGAATTCTAAAAGACCTAATGGGCTTTTCATTTACTTTGCTCCTTTAAAGTTATCTGCGAGGTACTACTTCTTCAAAGCTAACACCAGTACGGGTAGCGACGAAGGTTAGTGTGATGAAGTTAATCGAGCGTGCTGGCTTGATGTAGAAATCAGCCTTGAACTCGTTACTGTCGATGACGGCACCCGTGTTATTGGTCTCGTCGCAAACTACCAAGAAGTCAGTGATACCTCTTTCGGCTTGAATGCCTCTAAGGTATGGTTCAACAACATTCTTGAAGTTGTTACGAGTAAACTCGTCATTAAGTTCAAAGAGAACCCCCTTCGCTGCGTTACCGATAGTCTTCTCAATTACGTTGAAGAGACGGCGAACGTTTATGCGATCAAAAGCAGATGGTGAAGCGAGAGCAGTTTTATCTCCAAAGAGTACTATGCCCTGACCAGGTAGACTGGTGATTGGGTTAATACGCTTCTGGTATAATGTATCTCTTTCGGATTTTGTTGGTGAATATGCTAGTTTAACAGCACCTTTAATTGCACCGCGATTCAAACCAGCAGGTGAGAACCATGGTAATCCGTTTGCAGTTGTAGCAGCGCAAAGACCAGCAACATCTCCGTTGCAAGGTACGTAGCGATACTTATCAGCAAATCTGTCGTAGACATACTTCCAAGTGTTATCAAACACACCGAATGATGTTGCTTGAAGGTTTGTGTAGAAGTTAACTACATTTTCTGTTTGTGTTGCAGAGCTTGTAACTCCAACAACGTCACCTCTATAAGGTGAAACAAAAGCAACGCAGTCCTTACGTGACGATGCTATTGTTAATACTGAAGCAGCAACAGCTTGTGTGTTTGTCTTACTTGCAGTATCTCCTGGTCCTGCGAGCAGATAATCTATCTGCAATGTTTCAGGATCAGAGAATTCTTGAAGAGCACTTATAACTTCTCCAGAAGTTGCACCTAAACTCTCAGCACCTTTTGCGAAGGTGTAAGATGTAGGAGCAGTGAAAAGGTCAAAGTCTGTTGTGCTATCTGAACCAGCGTTATTAGTACCAGCAATGTTACCACCACTAGCAGTCTGGTTTGCACTGACATCATAAACATCAGTTTCGTGGGAACCCCAGTAAATATATGCTGATGTGTCAGAGATCACTTGTGGGTAATAGTTACCTGCACCTTGTGATGTTTTAGCGTTGTTTGCTTTAGATGCATAAGCGAATTTCTCAAGCAATACATTTGGTGAACCAGCAATTGTACCAGTTGCATCCCATACTGCTATATGAATCTCGTCAGCAGTACCACCACGAGCAGCAACATAAGGTGATGTGCCTGGGCGAGGACCAATAGCAGACCACTTAAGTCCTGTGAAAACTTCTTGCTGATCGTACCAATCTACAATAGCAGTAACGTTAAGGTCGGATACACCGTTCTCAACGATATCACTAGTTGTCCAAGTATCAGAAGAGATTAAGGAAACTTTGTTTGCTCCTGAATCATACGCATAAATTCTACCAGACTTAGTACCTGCTGTATTTGCTACCAGAGTACCGACGGTTGTTGTGGCTAGAACTCCGTCAAGTGTCAGGATTGTGTCTGCACCTTTGTCGATAATTCCAACTCTTATTGCATTACCGTCTGTGCCTACATCTCTTGCTGCGAACTTGAATGGGTTCGCTGTTGCATCGAAATATGTTGCCTCGTATATGTCCTTAGTTGTAATGGAAAGAGTATAAGGTGAGGTTACACTGTCATCAGATGCAGTTAGTTGTCCACTAGTCGCTGCTCTCACAACATCTAGTACACCACCATAAGATAAGAAACTAGCGGCCGTCCACCAAGTCTCAGCGTTTGCATCAGATGGTTCCCCAAATGTGTCGAGTAGTTGAGATTCGGTAGTGATACGTATTGGTTTTAATACTGGTCCTTTTGCGAACGGACCTGCGATTGCGCCTACGTTAACTTCAACCGTCTCAATCGATCCAAGTGTGAGATCTCTTTCCTGAATCTCTACCCCTGGCGATAGAAGCGTGCTAGCCATGCGTTTACTCCTGATGAAATAATCATTTTTTCCTAAAATTATTTATCAAAAGGTACTTCTTCAGCGATACTCCCACATAAAAGACTTATCACCATACTCATCAACTCTCCAATTCTCTGGATCTTTCTCATTCATATCGATGGTCCAGATATTTCCTTGCTCATCAATAATCTTATCATCCTCCAATCCATCATCAATAAAACCAAACGGAGCCATGTCTTGTTCTATCTGATGCTTCTGTTCATCATATATTCTCTTACGGATGTCCTGATCCGTCATTTCCTTGAAGTATTCTTGCTGTACTAACCATGCAAAGATAACCAAACACATCACAAGGTCATCATTATATCCCTCATCTGCTTCAAAGGATTGTTTGTTCTGAATGAATGTAGTCAGTTCAGCAACAATGTTATAATCCTTAACAAGTAACTTATCATCTTCTATTAAGTGCTTTAAGTTAGAGCACCCCTGTGCCTTAACTGTCTTACTCATCTTGACACCCATCTGTGTCTTAGTACCTGAGAATCCCTGACC